ATTATCAAATGCGTCCTGTTCTTCATTTAATATAGAAGATAATTTTTTATTTGCGTCTTTCAACTGGTTATTTGCAAAATCAATTTGTGTTTTAAGTTCGCTTATTCTTCTACGTCTTACATTATTCATATAAATCTCTTAATCCCTTCCCCATAAGTCATCTAATACTTTCTGATCGCTTGGTAGATTTGTATAACTAATTCCAATAGTCTGCAACTTATAATATTCTTCTTTTGTAATGTCGATTCCATAATCGCCTTTAACAGTTTCTCTATAGCCGAATTTATCCTGGCATTCAGGTCTGAAGTACCATTTCTTATAAATTGGTTTATCTCCATGCTCCCATGCAAAAAGACAAGTAATTGTTCTGCCAGTTGAAATCTCCGTTGTAACTGATCTTCCAAAATAAGGATTGTACTGCATATAAGCCAATTTACCACGTTCAATTGCATCTTGTTTATCACGTTCACTCATTTCGAATAACTGTTGTGTACCTCTTCCATAAGAAGTATCATACACTTTACTACTGTTTACACCAACTGTAGAATATAATTTAACTCCGTTTCTGTCAGTAGTTTCAACTCTCTTTACTCGCTCTCCATTGATATAATCATTACATAATCTGTCCATATAATGAACATTCCCATCTTTATCAACTGTACGAGTATAGTTTTTAATCTCATGATTATCATAAGCTGCCTTTGCAGCGCTTCCTGCATAAATTCCCAAGAATGCTAATAGTCCTCCGAACATATTCATCAACCACCTTTCTCTTTTATATTACTTTCTCCACTTTTCCATTTCGTCAATCGACTTCTTATTTAAGTTATTATACATATCTTGTCTCTTCCGAGATTCTTCCTTTTGGCTTGCTTTCCAAGGAAGATAAATACATAAGTATCCTACAATCAAACATCCAATTAATTCTCCCATAATGATTACCTCCGTTTTTCTTTAATTATATCATGTGTTGTGTCATATTAAAAAGACTAGAAGTGCTTTTCATCGTAGTTCTAATCCAAGTATTTCTTTTACGTATATAGCTTTTTCTTTATTTTCAAGAACTCTTCCTTTAATATTATCATTTACTTCAAAAGCTGTTATCACTTTAAATTCCAAATCAGAATGAAGAAATGCATCAATCATGTCTAGTCTCTGTGTTGTCACTACATAGGGTTTCTCTTCTCTCGCTAATTCAACCCATTTCGGCAAATCTGTATAATGTGTTGTTTCATCTGGATAATAAACAATATCATCATCCATATCAATGTTCAGCATCTCTTTTGCATACCTTTCAACCGCATTATTTTTACCTAATAATAAAATCATTTAATCACCATCCTTTTGAAATTTCCGTTTCCTATGCTACAAAATCTGTATCTGCCATATCAGATAAATTACTTGTTGTCTTAACACTTTTAATGTCATAAGATAATCCACTCTTTATCATTACGGCTTTTGCAAGGATTTTTACTTCCTCTGTATTAAACCCAGATACAAATACAGTTTTCCCGTTGTTAAAAGTTACAATATAATGATTCTGTTTCATTTTTAATTCTCCTTTCTAAATCGCTGATTCTTAGGCTTTCTTTCCAAGATAATACTTAACAATCTTTTTAAAATCTTTATCACTTGCATAAGCAAACCTGGGCTTTGTTCCATTTGAATTAAATTCAGTTACACTTGAAATTGCATATCCTTGTACGGTTAATCCTGCCAAATATACAAGTAAGTTCAGTTTGTATCCGAGACTGTCAAACTGAATTTCTTTTCTTAATTTCTGTACTTCTTCATCGTAATTGTCATCCACTTCGACAATCATTTCAGAAGCATATGTATTAACTTTATATAATCTATTGTTGATTTTTCTTACCATATTATTTCCTCACTTTCTCAGTAAATCATCGTTTCATTCTATTCAACAGGACATTCAAAACAACAAATGTTAGCCTCCATTCTTACCATTCATCTTAATACAATTAAATCTGCTTCTTCTACATATTTTCTTGCAGCATCGTATCCATTTCTATTAAGTTCACCTTCAATACTAAACCAAAGTGAATCTAAGAAATTGGGAATAGATGCAAAATCTTTATTTGGATATTTTTCCTTATATCGCTTATATGCTATTTTATACAATTCATCTACTAAATCACGTTTCATCATATAGCCTCCAATCTTACCAGTAAATCCTCATTTCATATTATCCAAAATATTCAAGTTCTAAATAATCAGGTTCATCAATTAAACCAATTTCATCCATATATGTCTTGCAAATTTCTTTTAATTTCTCTTCTGTTAAATTCTTTTCAGTCTCATTAAGCTGCCAAGGATAACCAGTTTCAAATACGACAGAAGCCAAAGTATTACAATCTCCATCTGGCATACAATAATCAAATCGAATTCCTGTTTCTCTTGACATGATGTTAGCAATAACAGCACCAATTCCTTCAAGTCCATTACTATCACATTCATAATTTTCAAAGAAATCTTCTAAATCATATTCCTTTTCAGTATAATCAAGCATTTCTTCATACAGTTCTTTTTCTCCATCTGTTTTACAAAATGCTTCTTTATGATTTTTGATAAAATCAATTAATTTTCCCTCATCACAATCACAATTGAATCCAAATCCATATACAAAACTACTTCTCATACTCATAATGTTCACCATTTCCTTTCCAATCTTCCAAAGAAACTCTTGTTTACCTGCCTATTTCACATCCATTTCACTTCATAACCAGTAATTTTCTTTCCAAAATCACAAGCATGTACAACTACAGCTCCACAATTATCGCACCATAAAGCAAAACTATTAACTCCTGCGCCCATCCTATTAGCACCACCACGCCGCATTTTTGATCCACACCAGATACAAGTACATTCGTTAGGAATCTGCACACCATTATTTACAACATTTTTAATTTCCATTATCATCACTCCATTTCTATATTAATTCATCAACTTCAACTACATCAGGATTGTCACTAAACCACGAATCATCTTCTGCAATTTCCTTTAATTCAATAAAATCTCTTTCAGAATCAAAGCAATCGTTGTGTTTCAAATAAGCTGATTTCACCCTTTCTCTCGCATCTTCATATGACTCTGCCTTTACAATTCCAACAGCCAATTCTTCAAT